GATAGCGGAAATTGGCGGTAAGCGGCTTTTCCTGCGTTGATTGCTGGTTGGGCTATTTGGGTGGCTTCTGCTTTGAAGTCTTTTTGCAGCTGGGGGTCGATCTTGCGTAAAGAATTGATTGTTTCTTTTAGGCCAGCCACCTGCACTGTTGTTGAAACATTTGCCACATCAACGCCTTTTGTTTTCTTTATTGATCACACTAATGATGGTTTGCACATCACGGGTGTCAAATGGTATTTCAGGCGGCCAAAACCCTGTCACAAATAAGATTTGTGCTAGTTGGTATCGGTAGTGGCCGCGTCCGTAGGGTTTGGGTTTGTCTCATCCACACTGCTGATTTCGCAATCAGGATGATTTTGCAACCATTCGCGCCACGTTGGTTCAGGTGCCAAATGGTTCAGGCCTGTTTGTTTTAGCATGGTGTAAGCCCAGCAAACTAAGTCAGTGACGCCTATGCCGCGCCCATCGCTAATTTTGCGGCCTTCTGTTCGTTCCCACTCTGCAATACAAAACAGATTTGTGGTTACTTCAATTGGGCCTGTGCCGCTGCCGTTTTTCATCAGTGCAGCTAAACCGCTGTCTGGTGTAATTCTCAGTTTTATTTTCATGGCTGTCTTTCTGTGTCGGGCCAGTGTTGGCCAGGTTTATGCGACTGAATAAGTGCCGCCAGTGAAAGTGACATCAACGGTCGACATCTCACCCAAACTGGCATTGATCACTGGCAGGCTTTCTAGGTAACAATTGGCCAGGGTAAAGGTCTTCGTTACAGCACCATCTACAACGCTTGCAACAACTGTTGTTTGAGTGCCCACTAGGCCCGACAACGTGGCAAAAGTTTCTGCTGTGATGTAGCTTTGAAAAAGGGTCATGGTCACTTCATTATTGAACAACCCACCTTTGTTGAACCTAGATGTGTCCGTCAGGGTGGTCACATCCAAACTTTCTTTCAAATTCGTGAAAGTGATGCCTGTGCATTGATTGGCCAGTGAAACGCTATTCACAGTAAGGGTGCTGATATTGGAAAGAAAAACTGATGTCGACATTGCTACTTCTCCTCTGGGTCACTTTTAGTTTTAGCAGATTTCGGGGCCTTTTGTATGGATATAAAACCGCCAGAAATGAGGGCGTCAACATTGATGCCGGTAGCGGCTGCCGCTTCTGCATCGTATTCTTCGCCTATTGTGCCCAGTTTTTCGCTTTCAATAATGTGTTTCATGCTGTCGCTTTCATGTTTACGGTCATTTCATAGGCTGGCATTAGCACCCCACCAATTTCAATACTGGTTGGGCGGCCATCTGTAACAGCCACATTTGCTGAAAGCACTTTGGCCATAGTGTTCAGCAGGCTGCGTTGTGCGTCAAGATTGTACGGCCCCAGGGTGATGATCTGCACTGGAAATGTCAGCTGCACAGCTTTGTTGGTCATAAATGGGGTAGTGAATGATGGGGCATTAATTAGGCAGCAAGGTGCAGCGAGATTACGGGGGTCTGTCACTACTGTCAGGCCTGTCACGGTATTCAGTTTGGCTGCCAGATCGTCTAGCGCTTCATTGAATAGGTCTGTGTAGGCAACTGGCATGATCAGGCCACAGCAGGGCGGTCAATGCCCAGCAACTGTTTCACCATGCCAGATAGTGCTACTGGTGGGGCGCTTTGCATGTTGTCAAATGATGCGAAACTGTCAACACTGCCGCGCTGACGGTAAAGGGCGCCCCCGTACATGATCGTGCCCAACGTGACATCACCAGATGGGCTGGTGCTTAAACTGTCAAAATAATTTGCTTCCTGCCGGCGGCGGTAACAGAATTGATTTGCAGCTGACGCGCATGAAGTCAAAAATGCGGTATCCAATGCGCTGGCTGTTCCTATTCCTAACCAGTCTTCAATGTTCGTTGCTGTAATCCACGTGCAAACTGGCGCCCAGGTGACAGTGCCAGAGCTTGCTGTGCGTACAACATTGCTGCCAGTGCAAGCAAACAGCACCTGGTTTTCAATGATCACTTGATAATTGAAAAGCAAATCGCCTTCTGTGTCGATGCCCGTAAATTCGTAATTTGGGCAATCGTAAACAGTAAAAGTGCCATTGAATGGGGCACCAACGCCTGCAACAATGATGGACTGCCCTACTGCAATATCTGTTGGGGTCAATAGTTGCAGTACGGCGTAGTTGTCCGTCAGTTGTTTATGGGTAACAGTGAAAACAGCCATTGGCGGTCAACCGCCTTTCGACTAAGCGACTGTTACGGATTGAACGAAACGTGAACCTGCTGTGGCGTCTGTTGCATCCTGGAAGAATGTCGCAAAGTAGCCATAATAGGTAAACGTGCGGCCCAACAAATCTGGGTTGTCTACTGACATGATGCCGCGCACTTGTTCGTAGAATTCTACGGCTGGTGCGTGAACCACAAGCATTGTGCCGGCAGCTAGGTTGCCGTCTACCAAGATTTCTAGGCCCATTGGGTTCATGCCTGACCACGATGCAGCAGAACCTGCACCCAAAGTATTTTGACCAATCAAGCCAGGTGCACCAATTGCTGGGAATAGTGGCCTGTTGGTGTTGTCTAACTGGCCGCCCAGTTTCTGCCATACGTCAACGCTGCAGATGAGGTGGGTTGCAAACAGGTTGGTGCTGTTGCTGATGTTGAAAGCACAACCGTACAAAGCATTCATCAAACTGGTTGGGTTACCTGCTGTAACTGTCCAAGTAAAACCGCTGGTTTGTTTTGCTGCGTTGGTTGCAGTGCAAGCCAATGTGTCAGTGGCTTTCATATACTGCCCGCTGAGGTCTGTGAGGATTGTGTTCATCGCTTCTGGCGAAGTGAAATCCATGTCCTGTTGGGAAATAAATATCGACCCAGCCACGGTGCTTTTTGTAACTGAATTCGCGCTGAGCGTCATTTTCTGACTGTCAACCTGGTCACCTTCAGTTTGCACTGCAGCTGAAGTGTGCTGGGTGATGATTGGTCGAATGAATGTTTTCTGTGGTGCTGCAGGCATTGCGCGTACGCCGATACCTGAAACCAGTGGTCTGATGAAGTTGTAGTTTTGGAAAACAGGACCCAGCACGATGTTGCTGAGCAAGCCAGGTGTGTCAGTGGTTAAGTTTTCGGCGCTTGCAGCTTGCAATGCTGTTTGACTTTTTGCTGCAGCAATTTTTACTGCTTCATTGACTTTGCGGAATGTGTCGCCACCAATGTGGTATGCGGCCATAAATTCGCCTGGGGTTGGCATAGCAAATTCACGTTTTGCTTGTGCAAAAAGTGGTGTGGTTGGCGTGGTTGCTTCCACAACTTCTGCTGGTGCTGCTACTTCTGACATGGTTTGTGTCTCCTCTATGGGTTCCTGTATTTCAGTATTGCTGATTTCTTCTGGCTCTTGGTGGATACTTGCGGCCACGTCTGTGATTATTGCACCAGCAAATGCTGGCACTGGCACCATCGACAATTCAACCCAGTCAGCTGCCAAAACGCGCATGGTGCCATCTTTGTCAAATTTGGATTTGGTCACGTTTACGCCAACACTAACACTGTCTAAAACGCCATCAAGGGCAAGGGTCAACGCCGTATCGGCCTGTGGCACCTTGCTTAGTTTGGCGGTAAACATCATGCCTTCTGGGGTTTCGGCCCGTTCGGTAACTATGCCAATGGCCTGGGTGCTGTCGTGGTTCATAAACAGGCGTGGTGCTTTGCCGTCTACTGGCAGGCTGCCTGGTTCAAAAATAACTTCGGTGCCGTCTGAAACTATTGCTGCCACGTTGTATGGCACTGCAATGCCCATGATCTCGCGGCGGCTTTCTTCGCCTTCTTGTGCGGCTGCGCTAATAGTGATTTGTGTGCTGTTGAACCTGATCATTTTGCTGCCATTTCTGGTTGGTAGTTTTCTTCTTCTGATTTGTCGTTGTTGCTCATTGAATAATCTTCTTCTAGGTAGGTGTCGATGTCAAAGGCAACATAGGTGCCTTGTGGGGTCACGTTGTTCATTGACAAGGTTTGTGCAATGCATTCTGCGTAAGGTTTTACACCAAATGACCAAAGATCAAGCCTGGCGCCTGCGTTGCTTACATAGGAATATCCCCCGACAGAAATTCCTGCAAGGTAACTAGGGATATTTGTGAGCCTGCAGGCTTCTAGTGCTTGAAAGTTTGCTGCATCGATTAACAGCATTTTGTCTGGGGTTGCAGCTTGTGGCAGCACATCCAAAAATTCGTTTACAGCACAGGTGGAATTGGTCATGCGGGCCTGATCGAAACTGGCTGAAAGGGCCGCCAATTCTTCTGCTGATAGGGGTTCGCCGCCAGTTTGTTTTAGGACTTGAGCCGGCTGCAAACTGCTGGAATTTCTAAAGCGGGCCTGCTCAAGCTTGAGCGCGGTTGCTATGCATTGTTCTGATTGGTAGATGATGCCTTGCACTGGGCTGATGAATTGGATTAGGTCTTCGCTAGGGATTTGTGCGCCAGCAAAAAACACTTCGTTGCTGGGGGCAAACCAC